AAATGCATCTTTGTGTGTATTACCTTCTCCGTGTGAGACTGAACCCGCCATACTAAATGCAGAACACGGTGGTGAACCATCAAGTATATCAAGTTCGCCAGGATTAAGTTTTATTATATCTAAAAAAGACTTACCTGTCAATTTTTTTATATCATCTGGTATAACAATTGTATTTGGATAATTAACAGAATAAGTATTTCTTGCTTCTTCTACAAATTCATTAATGGCAAGTATATGACCACCAGAGAGTCTATAACCTGTTGAAGAACCGCCACCGCCGGCAAAGGTAGATACTACTGTAAAAAGTTTTTTCTTTTCACCATTTAAAACATCTTGTAAATTAAATCTTTTATACTCGTTCATTATTCCACATTACTAACATTATAACAACAAAAACATATATAATAATAACATATAATATAGACAAAGTCAAATCAAACATCATCACTTGGGTCCATTTTTAAAAATATATAATAGAATACATCAAAGATTAAAAAGTTTAAGACCTGACCTAGATTTGTAAATCGAATACCTATTAAGTATTCAGGTATGATGGCCATAATCATAAACAAACAAAAGACATAGTGTAGTCTTCTATTATCTGGCACTCTATATGTTAAATATTTTATCATGCAAAAAAACTTTCTAAAGATGCTCTTTTTTCATATTTCCAACCTATTGTGTTTATAATAAAACTAATAGGGTCTAAAAATGTTTTTTCAAATTGTAAATCATAGTCAATATATTTTTCAAGTTTAAACTCACTTGGAAGTTTTGTAACATAACTCACAACATTAAATTTAAAAGGGTTTGGTTCTTTTAATAGTAAAAACTTAATCTTATCGCCTTCTTGTATTAACGGATATTTTTGTGTCAACTCCATCATTCGTAGATAGTGATTATAAATTAGTGCGCCTTTTACGTGTATCGGTGTACCTTTTATGAATATATCTGACGAGTGATTATATTTAGCCAAGTTATTACAAGAGCGAGGAAAAGAAACAAGTTCTGCACTATAAGTTGAAAAGTTTTCTTTAAATGAGGCAACAAAATCAATAAGTGTGTCTTCGTTTTTATTCATTATGATATCTATGGCCTGTCTAATCTTTTCTCTACATATCTCTGGTGTTGAAGACCGAACTGCCTCGATACCCATAATCTTTAATTTAGGTTGATTATAAACGATACCTTCTTCATCTAAAACGTTTAACATATATCTTTTTTTTGTAGTCCATATACCTTTGTTAGCAATAACTTCTCTTTTCATTTTCATACGTTGAGAAAAGGCATTTGTATAGTCTGCAAGTTCATTAAAACACTTATCAATAAATGGTTCAAGTCGTGTTCTTACAACCTTATCAACAAACTTTAATACTTGTAAATCATTTTTATTACCGCAGACCTTTTCAACTAATTTTTCTAACGTTAGATATATAGAGTCTGTATCTGACGCAACGACATAGTCAAACTTATCGTGTGTTTGTAGTATCTTATTTAAATATTGATTAATCTTGTTTTCAATAAAACGAATTACAAATTGACCAGCGGTAGTAATGGCGGTTGCCTGTCGCACATCATAGTATCTAAAGTATTCGTTACCGATTGCACCATAGGCACTGTTTAATGCAATCTTTTTGACGCAACGACATAGTCAAACTTATCGTGTGTTTGTAGTATCTTATTTAAATATTGATTAATCTTATTTTCAATAAAACGAATTACAAATTGACCAGCGGTAGTAATGGCGGTTGCCTGTCGCACATCATAGTATCTAAAGTATTCGTTACCGATTGCACCATAGGCACTATTTAATGCAATCTTTTTTGACCATTGTATATTATGAAATCTTGCCATCTGTTTATCATATTTTTTTTCTTTTGTTTTTTCATATTCAATCTTTGCATCTAACATTTTTTTTCTATAAAACACACGGTCATCATACATCTTTTCAAGTATTCTAGGTAAAAACCCTGCATCGTCTGTCTTAAACATTGCACCGTTTGGAGTAACACATACACCTTTTGTTTTTAGATAACCAAGTTCTGACTTACGATATAAAAGACTCTCTACGTTTATACCGTTTGGTTTAAGACCTATAATCTTTTCTGGTGATATATTATACTGCATAATAAGATGAGGATATAGTGAATTAATGTCAAAAGATACGACCCATTTATGAAGACCAGGCAAAGGTTCTTTTACATAAGCGCCTTCGTATTTTTCTTCTTTTACATTTTCTTCTCTTGGTGGTACGACTATATTTTCTGACCTTAAAAAATTATAGATGATTGTATCCCACATACGAACCTGAGAAAAGACATCACCATAATTAACCTTTGCGTCATACGCCATAGTTAAGACAAGTTCAATCAAACCAAGTTTATCTTCAAGTTTATCAACAATCTCAACGTCTTGTATATTATAATCAACAAACGATTGAAAATCTTTTGTGTACCAATCTTTAAAAGTGTCATATGGATTTTCAGATTTTTTTTCGCCAAGTTCAATCTTACCAATATAATTTAATCTATAACTCTCTTGTTTGATAGGTATAAACTTTCGATAAAGGTCAAGATAATCTAACATAGTGATACCATAAAGATGATAGATTGTTTGAGGTCTACCTCTAACTATTATCTGTTCTCTTTCAATTAGATTCCAAGGTGATAAACGACTTATAACTTTATCACCATATAGACTGCGAATACGATTCATAAGATATGGTAAGTCAAAAAATTTTGTATTCCAACCAGTAATAACATCAGGATAATTTTTAATCCAAAACTCTATAAACTCTCTTATCAACTCTTTTTCAGAATTACATCTTACATATAACACATCTGTTCTATCTGTCTTATAATCACCGACGCCCCAAGATATAATTTGTTTATTTGTTTGATTTTTAACCGTGATACAAAGTAATTCTTCTATTGGATTTTCAACATCAGGAAAACCATTCTCACAACCACACTCAATATCAAGTGTAAAGATTTTAATACCTTCTTTTTGCCACTCAACATCTCCTCTATGATTGTCTGAAATATATTGATACTGGTATCTTTCCATACCAAATATTGGCGAATTGTCTGTGGCAATCTTACTTCTAAATTCTCTTGCCTCACTTATAGAATTAAATGTAATTGGAGCAACGTAGGCACCTTGTAGTGTTTTAAACTGCGTTGATTTTTGTGATAAAGAAAATAAAGTTGGTTTATAGTTTATCTTTTCTTTATATTCTTTACCGTTAAGTAAACCTCTTACTAAAAGTTTACCTTTATATTCTATAACTGATTTATAAAAATTCACTTAAATTACCTTCACTTCTATACATATTAATATTTTTTTTATTATACACTAATTCTTTTGATAAGACAAATGGTATTTTGTCTGTTTTTTCGTAATTAGTTTCTCCTGGTTTTTTTATATACCATAGTAAATCTTTACTTTTAGGATAATTTAATGACCAATCAACAGTTGATTTTTTCAAATACTTACGGTCTTTTTTGGTCATAGGATAAATGTATCTAAATTGTTTTCCTTTAACTCTACTTAATTTTAAATCTATTAATTGTTGTGGGTTCGGTCTCATACCACATTTTCTATTTTTTGTATTTGGTAGTTGCCCTTGTATAGTTCTAGGGTGTACCTTCTCTCCTTTTTCAGTAACATAAATGTCAGTCATAGAGTATCCTCCATATAAAAAATTAGCAGATTGATAAACATACCCTGGTTTACCAACAAGACCGTCTGCCCAAGTGTACAAAAATCTAATAGTAGTATTTTCTTTTAACCACTTAATAGAGTGTGATAATAATTGTGATTCTGAATTTTTAGGCATCTTATCGTCCATACACATTTTACCTATTTCATAATAATCTTTAGTATCTAAATCTGGAAACAATTTTTGTATGGTGTGTTTTGGTCTTGTTCCCCAGCCAAAAGTAATTACACCAACAAGTTCATCTTTTAAAAAACAACCAAGATAGTGTTTAGTAAGTTTAGGCATAACTGCAGAATAGTGTCTTGTAAAAATAAAAT